CATGATTGAACAAGTGTTCACCGGCTTCGATAACGGAGCATTACTGTTGATAGTCGTTCTTGTACCGGCTACTCTCTTCGCTTACGTAAAAGGATATTTCAAGGAGTTCTAATGAAAAGACAATGGACCCACGAGCAAATCGAAACGCTCGTCACAATGTGGAATGAGGATGCCATCGTGAAGGACATCGCGTTGGTTGTTGGTAAGACTCACAGAGCTGTTTCCAGATACGTAGACAGAAACAGGGAGGTCTTAGATTTAGCGTACCGGAACCCTATCGAGTCCGCGCTAAAGGGCCAGAAGAACTATTGGGAACGGAAACACGCCCCAGAGTTTGAGCAACAGTGGAAAGGCCCTGTAGTTCGTGGGCATTGGTTAATCACGAAGCCATGGAGGTCTGGTCATGCTCAAGCGGCCTGAAGTATTAAGGGACACCATGGACCCCGTTGGTCTGTCTTATAAGTCAGCACACCAGTGGTGCTTGTTTCTTGCTGAGGAGGCTACCTTCAATGGCGGTGATCCTAGCTACTGGATGTCTAAAGCCGAGTCGTATGATCCGGCGGTCTGTGGCTTTGTCTGGAGCGCAGAACTTGAGGCGGCTATCTCAAAATATCCGGATAAGCAATTATCTTCTTGTACGGAAAAGGAGGGATGTTAGTATGATCTTTGATCCTACCGCCCTGTATCTAATTGGGGGCGTCCTCGCCCTAGTCCTTTGGGATTGGGTCAAGGAACAAGACGACAATTGGCCTGATGGCTAATTCAATTCACAACATCAAAAGGAATTAATAATGAGAGCAATAATTTCAGGGGGAACCTTTCAGCAGTGGGCTGATTGGTTCTTCGAGATGGCGTATTTGACGCAGTTATTTTGGTACACGTATTCCAAACGCCAACGCATCCGACAAAAGGAAACTCAAAACCATGGTCAGAATATTCGGTTGGGAAGTTTTCGCTTCCTCTCAAATGCTTTTCACTTCAGGCACCAATTTGTTAGAGTTCGCGGTGTTACCGGATGGGTTAGCGATAGGGCTAACGAGGAGAATGGAAATTGTCGTATCTCGCAGTCGTAAAATTACAGCGAGTGATCCAAGAATTTAGGACGTTGGACCCTGAGATGCAAATGCAAACAGCCTTGGCTTTTTTGTATGTTGCGGACAGGGATTTAAGTAACAACAAGACTACAATCGGGGACGTTGGAGATTATCTTAATCTGTCTAGCGCAAGTGCTTCGAGAAACGTATCGGTACTGTCCCGTCAGTCTAAATCTAAATGGGGTCATGAGTTGATCCAAGTGGAGCCAAACCCAGAGAGACGCAACGAGAAGTTTTTATCGTTAGCACCAAAGGGTAAGGCGTTAATTAAAAGATTGGAGGGTTACATAGATGCCGGTAACAGCTAGAGGCAGTAAGTTCCAAGCGAACGTATGCGTAAACGGAATAAGGCGGCGTAAGTCGTTTGATACCAAGGCCGACGCCGAGCTGTACGAGTTACAGGTTCGGCAAGCTTTGTTGTTAGGTAAGCAAGACCCAGAGGAGGCGTTTAAAAAAGCTGAGAAGATCACTCTCAGAACCGCCGCCGAACGGTGTTACAAAATGAATTGGATTGGTTCCAAGTCTGAGTCCATGCAAGCCAAGATGATGAATGTATTGTATCGGGAGATCGGGGAGAATCGAGAGATCAAGACCATCACTTCGAGGGTTCTTGAGGACTATGTTCTTGAACTCAAGACCAACCGTAAATCTAACGGCACAATCAATCGTCGATTGGCCTGTCTGTCTAAGATCTTAAAGACGGCACATCGATCAGGCTACATCGAAGCCATGCCCTTTGTCCCTCGACAGAAGGAAGGACAGAACCGCATGAGGTGGCTGACTTGGGAAGAGGAGGACGCGATCCTTGCTACTTTCGATCAGTGGGGACTAGCGAAGCTCAAGGATGCTTTCATTGTGTCTATTGATACAGGGATTCGAGCGGGTGAGATGAATGAACTCACGCCAAAGGACATTCTAAAAGAGGGGCTTCATATCCCTGTTTCTAAGAGTGGAGTTCCAAGGGTTGTTCCTCTTACGGAAAGGGCGAGAGCTGTACTTACCTCACGCTCTATTTATACGGGGAAAGATGCGCGTTTATTTGAAGGGAGTCGTCTTTGGTACCGAGACCAATGGGAGAGGGTGAAGACTCACCTTGGGCTTGAGGATGTGGTCTGGCATACACTGAGGCACACAACCTGTTCCCGTCTTATTCAAGGAGGTTTACCGCTGACCCATGCGAAGGAATGGATGGGCCACAAAGCAATCCAAACAACCTTGAGATATGCACACCTAGCACCGAGTCATTTAGACAGTGGACTTAGTCTACTAAATAGAGATTCTGTGGCAGGAGTTGTGGCATAATCTGCCACAGCAACGCGAGAGTGGTGAAATTGGTATACACAAGGGACTTAAAATCCCTCGCCTTTAAAGGGCTTGCGGGTTCAAGTCCCGCCTCTCGCACCAATGATACAGACTTAAAATCTAACACCATCAATTTCCTACCTAGTAAATACAACTAAAACCGTTGTTATACATAGGCTTCAGGCCGATGGTGTTCCTTTATTTCTGTATCTTCACTGACGTAAGTAGTTTGACCGTTATGCCACAAAGACTGTGGCACGGTGGAAAGGAGATCAGATGTTTACTGTTGAAGATCAAAAAGACCTAGAGTTTCAGATGGTGCAATCCGGCATGGAACGATGGGAAGAACAAAAGCGGAAGCAGATCGCAAAAGGATCTGAATCACGATCAGCTCATGGACGAGCGATCATCACTGGTACCGTCGATAAGGTTGCTGAAGGTGTTCTGGATATTGTTTCTAAGGACAGCTCGAACCGCGACATAGCCAAGAAGAAGCTCACCGACATGGACCCTCATCAGGTGGCCTACCTCGCCTTGGTGACGGTTGTCGATGGTATCTCTCATCGCTTCACTCTCTTAAAGATCTGTCGTGCTGTTGGTATGCACGTCGAGCTACAAGACCGGCTTGATATTTGGTTAGAGAATGAGGGCATCAAAGCCAAGCGTGTTCTGAAAGAAGCCAACAAGAAGACAGGCTTCGCGGCAAAGCGAGCAGGTCTGATTCACAAGATGAACAAGGATGGCTACGAGTACACTGAGTGGGAGAATGAGGAGAGGGTACACGTTGGCCTTCGCCTCATAGATAAGATCATCACTCAGACCGGCATTGTTCAACTCAGGAAGATCAGAGAGAAGAGCAAGACCGTGACCTACCTTGAGCCTACTGAGTACACCCTTGAATGGATCAGGGAGTATCACGACAGGAACAAGACACTCTCACCTCGTTACGCCCCTTGCATCATTCCCCCTAAAGATTGGGAAGGTGTGTATGGAGGTGGCTACTACTCTTCCGAGATCAATCGACTCCCTCTCGTTCGCGCTCACTAAGAAAGGATTTAGATATGCGTCAAGACTCAAGACTGTACCTGAAGAAACTCAACGAAACGGATCTGTCCCAAGAGCTGAAATGTGTCAACGCTCTTCAGAGGACCGCATTCAAAATTAACCAACCTGTCCTCGAAGTGATCCGTCACTTCTGGGATCAAGGCAACGCCTTGGCAGGGTTACCCAACAGGGACAACCTGACACCCCCGCCTTATCCTTTTGATCGCAATCCTGATGAACTCAGTGAGTATGAATACGAGCAATTCAGGAAGTGGAAGAGGGACCGGAAAGTTGTCTTTGATGAAAACAACCGGAACATCTCAAAAAGGATCGCAGTCGAGCGGACCATTCAACTGGCTGAGGCTTATGAAAAGTACCCCGCCTTTTGGTTTGTTTGGCAGTGTGATTTCAGAGGCCGTAAGTATCCCGTCGGTGAGTTCATGACTCCTCAATCTGCTGATTGGGCCAAAGCACTCATGACCTTCGCTGATGGCGTACCCATTGAGACCAATCAAGATGCTGTTTGGTTAGCCATTCACGGAGCCAATTGTTTCGGTATCGACAAGGTCTCTTTGTTGGACCGTGAACTCTGGGCGTACAGTCACACCCAAGACGCTATCGATGTCGCAGAGAATCCTTACGACAACCGGTGGTGGACTGAGGCAGACGAACCTTGGCAGTTCCTAGCTTGGTGCTACGAGTGGGCCGGATACTCTCAAGAGGGTGCAGGGTTTGTGACTCACTTACCTTGTGCGGCTGATGGATCAGTCAACGGCCTACAACATCTCTCAGCTATCTTGAGGGATGCTCGGGGAGGGAAGGCAGTCAACCTAACCCCTTCTGATAGCCCTGAGGATTTGTACTCAGATGTAGCCAAGCTCACTACTCAACGCATCGAAGCGGATGCGGCTGACGGTAATGAGATGGCCGTGGCTGTCTTGAAGATGGGCATCACAAGGAAGCACACGAAACGAAGTTGTATGATCGTACCGTACTCGGGCACTTTGTTCGCCTGTAAGGACTACATCGCTGAAGCAGTCAAAGAGTCTCTCGATGGGCAGGAGCCGCCTTGGGGTGTTGATAGTCATATGGAGGCTATTAACTACATTGCCGGTCATGTCTGGGCTTCTATCCAAGGTGTTGTTTCATCCGCGAAAGAGGTCATGGATTTCCTGAAAAACATTGGGAGGATCTGTGCCAAGGAAAACAAAGCGATGGAGTGGATTACTCCTTCAGGTTTCTTGGTACGCCAAGCTTACCCAGAGATGGAGAAGTCACGGATCAAAACCAACATTGATGGCAACGTCATCTCACTGTCGTTCCAGAGAGCCTTGCAGGACAGTATTAGTCTGAACCGCTCGGTCAACGGGGCTTCACCTAACTTCATCCATTCCCTCGATGCGTCAGCACTCACCCTGACGGTCAACAAGTGTGTCGATGCAGGGATCGAGGACTTCGCTATGGTCCACGATTCTTACGGCACCCATTCACCAAATATGCCCTTACTCTCAAACCTTCTTCGGGAAGCCTTTGTTGAGATGTATGAGGAGCATGACGTTCTGCAAGAGCTGAAGGATTACGTAAGTCTATCCGTTGAAGGAGATTTGCCTGAGGTTCCTGCAAAGGGAACTCTCGATATTCGTGAAGTTCTCAAGTCCCCCTATTTCTTCGCTTGAGTCTAAAGTTACCCTATGGCCCCCTTCGGATTTCCGAGGGGGTTTCTTTTCACTTTCTACGCTAACGGAGAAACAATGGCGAAAGTATTGAAGACCATACAAGGCAAAGCTATGTGGGCTAAAGTGTTTGAACCGGATACTAAATTTGATCCAGTAGGCACCTTCTCAGTCAACCTAGTGATCCCTGAATCAGAGTCTCATGAACTTAGTGAGTATCTCGAAACGATGCGTGATTCATTCATGGCAGAAGAGATCAAGCGGAACCCGAAACTAACGGGCAAGCTGTCCACTAAGGCAGTCATGGAAGATGCCTACGACAAAGAAGGCAACCCAACCGGAGAGAAAGAGCTGAAGTTCAAACAGAAAGCTCGAATCAAGCTTCGTGATGGAACTACCTCTGACATCAAAGTTCTTGTCGTTGACGCAAAGCGTAACGTCATGACCGGTGACACTCTTATCGGTAATGGGTCCACGATCAAAGTGGCCTTTGAACCCGCCCCTTATCTTATGCAGTCAAGCAAGCAGGTTGGCGTCTCTCTTCGTCTCAAAGGAGTTCAAGTAATTGACCTCGCTGAGTACGGCGGAAGCGGCTCTTCTATGTTTGATGAGGAAGAGGGATTCGTCGCAGAGCGCGTCGAGAAAGATACAGCCGGTGCAATGTTTGACGATGGGATGACTGATGGGTCAACCGAAGGGGACTTTTGAAAAGAGAGTCATCGACAAACTGACGGAGCGTGGAGTTGAGTTCAAGTACGAACCTCACTCCCTGCCCTATACGGTTGAGAGGTTATACATACCTGACCTCTTAGTCGGTGACATCTACATAGAAATGAAAGGTTATCTACGAGCTGATTCGGCTCGGAAGATGAAAGCTGTCAAAGCCCAACACCCTGAACTCGATATTCGATTCCTATTCCAAAGAGCATCGTCACCTATCCAGAACGCAAAAAAGCGGAAGGACGGGACAAAGATGTGCTGTGCGGAGTGGGCTGAGAAATATGGATTCTTATGGGCTGAGGGAGAAGTCATACCTGAGGAGTGGATAAATGAGTCACGTCGCTGAAAAGGAACTCACCGAGTTCGAGAAGAATCTAGTCGAATCGATCTACGAAAACATCGAGCCTCAAAAACTTAGGGCTTTAGGCAAGTTGTTCACTGAAATGGCTACGGAATCTGAAGAGGAGTTTGTTCACCTCTTCGAGGAAGGAAACTATGACGGAGACGAGTGATCTTATTCGTCATGAGTCCTGTCCGCACTGCCAGAGTAGTGACGCCAATGCGTATTACACCGACGGCCATCACTACTGCTTCTCATGTGATACCTACACCCCAAGCGGGGAAGAAGAGGAGAAATTGATTGAACAACGATCCGAGTTCCTTGATGGAACATACCAAGCCCTCCCAAGCAGAAAGCTCACCGAAGACACCTGCAAGTTCTGGGGATACAAGGTCACTAAGCACCTCGGCGTTCCTGCACAAGTGGCTTCATTCAAAGACGTTTCGGGACGAATCGTTGGGCAGAAACTCAGAACCCCCGACAAGCAATTCAAATGGATAGGCAAGTCAAAGGACTGTGGCTTATACGGTGAGTGGCTCTGGCGTGACCAAGGGGGAAAGCTCCTTGTTATCACCGAGGGTGAACTCGACGCGATGAGCCTGAGTCAATGTCAGCAACACCGATTCCCTACCGTGTCTCTTAAAAACGGTGCGGCAGGGGCGAAGCGTGACATTGCTCAATCCCTTAATTGGGTTGAGAAGTTCGACAAAGTCGTTCTCATGTTTGACTCAGACGAAGCCGGACAGAAGGCCGCAATGGAAGTGGCTGAGATGTTATCAGTGGGTAAGGCAAGGATTGCCAAGCTACCCCTGAAGGATGCCAACGAGATGTTGGTTGCCGGTCAAGTCCGAGAACTCATTGATGCGGTCTTTAGTGCTAAAGAGTTCAGACCTGATGGTCTGGTCAGCATTGAAGACCTCATTGACGAGGTCAACAAGCCTGTTGAAAAAGGTCTACCTTGGTTCTTAGATTCCCTTACTGAGATGACCTTTGGACGCAGAGAGTGTGAGGTCTATGCTTTCGGTGCCGGTACAGGCATTGGTAAGACAGACTTCATTACTCAGCAAATCGCCTACGATGTAGAAAAGCTAGGCTACAAAGTAGGCGTTTTCTTTTTAGAGCAACAACCGACTGAATCGGCTAAACGAATCGCCGGTAAAGTCTCTCTGAAAAGATTCCATGTTCCCGATGGTTCATGGACGCCCGACGAATTAGTCGATGCGATAACTCAGTTATCCGGCAAGGTGATGTTCTACAACTCTTTCGGTCAAACCGATTGGGGGATTATCAAGAACAAGATTCGATATATGGCTCACGCCGAGGACATTAAGTTGTTCTATGTCGATCACCTTACCGCGATGGCTGACACCTCAGACGAGAAAGGAAGTCTCGAACAGATCATGAAGGAGATGGCAGGGTTAGCCAATGAACTCAAGATCATCATTCACTTCGTTTCTCACCTAGCCACGCCCGACGGTAAGCCTCATGAAGAAGGTGGTCATGTATCCATCCGACACTTCAAAGGCTCACGGTCCATCGGCTTCTGGTCTTACTTCATGTTCGGTTTAGAACGTAATCAACAAGACGACGATCCGATCAAGCGGCAAACAACCCGCCTACGTGTACTGAAGGATCGGTACACAGGACAAGCAACCGGCAACTGTATTTACCTCGGGTACAACCACGAGACTACTCAGCTCTATGAAACGACTGATCCTGAGGAAGAGGAAGCCACAGTAATAGAGGATTATTTCTAATGGTTCTGTACACGGAAGAGCAACTGAAGAAGTCGTGGATCAATTACCTGCTCGATCTCAAACAACTAGAGGAAGAGCATGATTTTGATCTAGGCCCTTACCCAGACCTTGAAGAGTTTCGGGTCATCTATGAAGAGGAAATGTCCTCTAACACTTAGTCACTGCGGAGACAGGGCAATGAAATATATCTTAGATATTGAGACAGACAACCTACTTGATGATGTCACTACCGTTCACTGTGTGGTGCTGAGAAATATTGATAGTAGTGAGGTACATACATTCCACGGAGAGACAGTGAAAGACTGCCTAACTCTGATGGAGAACGCTGTCCAGTTAATTGGACACAACCTAATTTCCTATGATTTACC